TCTGGGAATCAGGAGAACGCAGGATCTTCAACCGTGTACTCAAAGATATCAAGGCACGGACTTCTAACAGACAGTTTCAGAGGTACAACGTCATCCGTAAGATGAACAACGTACAGAACATTCCGCACACTATGTGGGATAGTGCAGATAAACTACGAGTCGGTACTAAACTGATCGACATCGTAATACAAACCACTGGTCTGTTCAAGGTACAGACTTTCCAAACCTCACGTAGGGCACGAGAGTCTGTCATCCTGCCAACACAGGAAACCTTGAAGTGGATCGAGGAAGTCAATAAACGTGGTGAGGTACTGCATCCAAGGTACTACCCTTGCGTGATACCACCATCTGATTGGTCAGGTCCACGAGCAGGGGGATACCACACTGACAAGCTCAACCAGATACCAATGGTCAAGACTCTCAACAAAGAATACCTTGATCAATTGGACACGATAGCTATGCCAAAAGAGTACCGATGTATCAATGCACTACAACGTACTAAATGGCAAGTCAATAAAGATGTACTCAAGGTCATGAAGCAGGTGTGGGAGTCAGGTCAAGCGTGGCCTGGAATACCACCCAAAGAAGACTATGTGATCCCACCTGCACCAGTACCACAAGGTATGGTGAAGAAGGACATGGACCCACAACTGTACCAAGAGTTCATCACATGGAAGAAAAATGCGGCCAACTTATACAATGAGAATGCACGTATATCTTCCAAGAGAATACAGTTTGTACGCACTGTCAGTATGGCTGACAAGTTTAGTAAGTATGATGATATATACTTTGTATATCAGTCTGACTTTCGTGGTCGTAAGTACACTGTCAGTTCGTTTCTTACACCACAAGGACCAGACTATGCCAAGTCCCTGTTGAAGTTCAGCGGTGGACTCCCGATTGAGAATGATGAACAAGCAAAGTGGCTTGCAGTACACGGAGCAAACTGCTTTGGATATGATAAGGTATCTTTAGATGAAAGGTTTCAATGGTGCTTCGACAATCTTGAGAATATGCAGAGATCAGTTGAAGATCCTTTTGGATTCCGATGGTGGACAGAAGCCGATGAACCGTGGCAGTTTCTGGCATTTGCATATGAGTTCGTGGCCTTTTGTGACCAAGGCTATGGATTTCTATCTAGTCTCCCTGTTATGGTTGATGGGAGTAACAACGGTCTTCAGCATTTTAGTGCCATTCTTCGTGATCCTGTTGGTGGAAAAGCTACTAATCTTACCGATGAGGATATGCCACAGGATATTTACCAAGAGGTAGCAGATCTTGTGTACGAATCTGTGAGTAAGATGCAACATGAGGATACTCATGCACGACTCTGGATTGAATCAGGATTGATCACACGCAAGTTGACTAAGCGTCCTGTCATGGTCGTACCGTATGGTGGTACGATGTACTCATGCAGGGGTTACATTGAAGAAGCTATGCGTGATGAGTTTCTCAAAGGCAAGCCAAATGAATTTGGTGATGACCTTTTTAAATCTTCCATGTTCCTAGCTAGGCACGTATGGGATGCCATTGGTAAAGTGGTAGTCTCTGCAAGAGAAGCTATGAAATGGTTGCAGACGATTGGTAATAATCTTAGTAAGAAGCATATACCAGTTGTCTGGACAACACCATCAGGTTTCCTGGTGCATCAGATGTATCCTGCAACAAAGGAACGTCAGATCACCACACACATTGATGGTAAACTTATCAGACCTGTGCTATCAGATCAAGACCATAGCAAGGTAGACAGACACAGAGCAGTCAATGGTATTGCTCCTAACTTTGTCCATGCCTTGGATGCGAGTGCGTTAACTCTGACAGTAAACAAGTGTCTTGATGAGGGGATCGAGGACTTTGCTATGGTCCATGATTCGTATGGTGTGTATGCTCACAACTCTCCTGCCTTGGCTCTTAATCTAAGAGAAGCATTTGTGGAGATGTATGAGGATCACGATGTTCTTCAAGAGTTCAAGATGTATGCACTGGATGTACTTGATGAGGTTGAACCTCAACCAGAAATGGGAGATCTTGACCTCCGTAAAGTACTAAAATCAAACTACTTTTTTTCCTAACCCATGAAATACTGGTAATACAGGCTATTATAGCATGAAGTACGATGTGGATTATTTAAGTAGAGTGTGTATACACTACTTGGATAATGATGAACAAATACCTATTGACATTGTTTACCAGTGTGTTACACTTGGTATTGATGTCAATGAACTAGAACATAACCATTCATTAGGAAAGGAATTATGGCAAACAAACAGTACACAGTAACACCCAAAGGCAAAATGATGTGGGCTTACCTTCACAAGCCTGACACTCAGTTTGATTCTAATGGTGTGTTCCATGTCAAACTTCAGTTGGCAAACGGATCATCTGATGATCTACGTAAAGCAATCATGCGTGAGCACAAAGCCAACAAGAAGGAGGCTATGGCTCGTAACCCCAAACGAACATCCTTCAGAGAGTTTCTCCCATTCAAAGAGATCCTCAATGATGAAGGTCTTGCTGATGGATATGAGTTTCAGTTCAAACTCAAAGCGTTAGCAACCAACTCCAAAACTGGTCAGGAATTTACACAACGTCCTGTTGTTGTCGGACCTGACAAGATGCCTGTACCAAGTGACGTTACCATTGGTAATGGGAGTGTGGGTAAGATAGCTTTCGAGGCTATCCCATACTTTACCGGAAACAACATTGGTGTCAGTCTTCGTTTACGAGGAGTGCAAGTCCTTGAACTGGTTGAGTACCGAGCAGAGGGAACTGATATGTTCTCTGTCGAAGAGGGATATTCGATTGTAACAAGCTCAAAGAATGAACCAGAAGAAGAAGAAATGTTTGAGGAAGAAGAGCAGGACAACGAAGAGGAAGAAGACGAAGAGGACTTTTAAATCTTTGTTTGAAGAGTCGATTGCTCGTAATCTAAGCAAGCGGAAAGTCTCATATGATTACGAGCCACACGACATCAGTTATGTAACAGTTAGACAATATAGACCAGACTTCATCCTATCCAATGGGATTATCATCGAAGCGAAAGGGTATTTCCGTAGTGCGGATCAAAGAAAACACAAGCTCATCAAAGAGCAACATCCTGAACTTGACATTCGTTTTGTTTTCATGAAAGCTAATGGTAAAGTTCAAGGTAGTGGTATGACTTGTGCCCAATGGTGCGACAAGTACAACTTCTTGTACTCCGAAACTTACATCCCAAAGCAGTGGATAGACGAACCTAACCCTAACAAAAAGGAATCACAACATGATCGAAAGGTATCTCTTTCAGCGTGAAGTTGTTGAGGACGAAGACAAAGTATCCCATCGTGTAGAGATGGACTTTGAAGCTGAGTTCTTGACAGACCTTGCTGAACAGTTCCATTCATTCTTGATTGCTTCTGGGTTTTCCTACGTATCTGCGGTAGCAGTACAGAAAAGTGATGGTGACGTTGCTTGTTCTGATGGATGGGAATACTCAGCAGACGATGAAGATGATGACGATGATGAATACGAAGACTGAAAGTAGTTTTCTACGTCATCAATCGTGTGACAACTGCGGTTCAAAAGATAACGTAGCTGTTTACGATGATGGACATACGTGGTGTTTTGGATGCAACACTTACACGAAAGGTGATCGTATTGTTAACCCTCAACCAGAGAAAGGTATGACATTTATACACGGAGAGATTCAACATCTTTCCAAACGTAAGATCACTGAAGATACCTGCCGTAAATGGGATTACCAAGTTGGTGATTACAATGGCAGGAAAGTTCAAATTGCGAACTACAAAGATTCAACTGGAAGTGTTGTAGCTCAGAAGCTACGTATGTCCAATAAGCAGTTCTTATTTATTGGAGATGCAAGCAAAGTTACTCTCTTCGGTTCTCACTTATGGGCCGAAGGGGGTAAACGAGCAGTCATCACTGAAGGTGAGATAGATGCAATGTCTGTATCTCAAGCATTGGGTAATCAATGGCCCGTTTTCAGCGTACCTACTGGTGCATCAGGTGCATCAAATGCGATACGCAAGTCCATCGAAATGCTCTCAAAGTTTGATGAGGTTGTTATTGCCTTTGACAATGATGAAGCAGGACAGAAAGCGTCCAAGGAGTGTGCGAGTTTATTACCTCCTGGCAAGGCCAAGATTGCTAACCTTCCTATGAAGGATGCAAATGAGATGTTGATAGCAGGGCAGGTCAAGGAGATTACCACTTGTTTGTGGCAAGCTAAACCTTTTCGGCCCGATGGTATTATCCAAGGTTCAGAATTGTGGGACTTGGTTTCATCACAAGATGTGGCATCATCGTGTAAATATCCTTTTGATGGGATGAATCAAAAGACACTCGGTATCAGAAGAGGAGAGATCGTTACCTTCTGTGCAGGAAGTGGTATCGGCAAGTCTCAGATTTGTAGGGAGATTGCTTATCATCTTCTCTTGCAGGGGGAAACAGTTGGATACGTAGCACTTGAAGAAGCTGTAAAGCGTAGTGCTCTGGGATTCATGTCTCTTGCTATTAACCAACCTCTTCATTTGAGTGACCAAGAGATCGATGCTGAACAGTTCAAATCAGCATTCGATGATACACTTGGAACTCAGAGAGTGTTCTTCTACGATCATTGGGGATCACTTGATGGTGATAACCTCATAAACAAAATACGCTACATGGCTCGTGGGTGTGGGTGTAACTATGTAGTGTTGGACCATATCAGTATTGTGGTATCTGGTATGGAAGGTGGTGATGAACGTAGAATGATTGATAACACCATGACCAAACTACGTGCACTTGCAGAAGAAGTGAACGTAGGGATTTTGATGGTGTCACATCTCAAACGTCCTCAAGGTAACAGAGGACACGAGGATGGAGCTAAGACTTCTATGGCACAACTCAGAGGTAGTGCAGGGATTGGTCAGTTAAGTGACATTGTTATTGGTTGCGAAAGGGACCAACAATCAGAGAACCCAAACACTACAACTGTTCGTGTATTGAAGAATCGTTGGACAGGTGAAACAGGGATTGCCTGTTATCTGGAGTACGACAAAGATACTGGACGTATGACAGAGACAGAACAACCCCAAGAAATAGACTTTGATGACGATAAGGAAGAATCTAAAATAGAGGATTTCTAATGAGCCATATGAAAATTCTATTCGATATAGAATCCAAAGTTGGAAACAGCAAAGGAGATCTTATCAGTAGAACTGAAGATGTGTTTATTATTGTTACAAAGAATCTCGATGACAATAGTGTAATCACACACTACAACATCGAAGAAGGTCTTCGGTATCTTGATTGTGCTTCCGAGTTGATTGGACACAATATCATTGGGTACGATCTTCCTGTATTACAGAGGTTATATGATTATGTACCCAACGCAAGGATTACCGATACCCTTGTCATGTCACGGTTGGTCTATCCAAATCGTAGAGAACGGGATGCTATCCATCGATGGAAACATCTGGATACCAAACTTTACGGTTCTCACTCTCTCAAAGCATGGGGTCAACGACTTGACTTTGCCAAAGGAGATTACGGACAAACCGAAGACGCTTGGGAAAAACTAAGTGAAGCAATGGTAGAGTACTGTATCCAGGATGTTGAGCTTACTCACAAACTGTACGGTATACTCAAACCAAAACTTCAGAGTCGTAAAGCTCTTAGCCTTGAGCAAGAACTTACAGTGATCTGTAATCGTCAGGAACGTCACGGCATTCCCTTCGATGTAGACAGAGCACAACACTTCTACTCCGAACTATGCGGTAGAAGATCTGAGTTACAGACAGAACTGATCGACAAGTTTGGATGGTGGTACACAGGTGAACTACGTGAACCTAAGACCAAACCATCTTACAGTAAGTTGATCAAGGTTGTGTTCAATCCAAGATCACGGCAACACATAGCCAAACGATTGAAAGACTTCTATAACTGGAAACCTACTGAGTTCACTCCATCAGGTGAGCCAAAGGTTGATGAGTCAGTTCTATCGAAGTTGGAATATCCAGAAGCTAAGTTGTTGACCGAGTATCTTCTTGTCAATAAACGTATCTCTCAACTAGCAGAGGGAGATCAGGCATGGTTGAAACTTGAGCGTAATGGTAGAATACATGGCAGAGTTAATACGATGGGTTCGGTTACGAGTCGGTGCAGTCATTCCCACCCGAACCTCGCACAGATTCCATCTGTTTCTGCACCATACGGTAAAGAATGTAGGGAACTCTTTTGTGCTCCTGAAGGATTTCGTTTCCTCGGAGTTGACATCAGTGGTCTGGAGCTACGTTGTCTTGCTCACTACATGGCTTTATTCGACAATGGTGACTACGGTAAAAAACTTTTGGAAGACGATATCCACACTGTTAATCAAAATGCGGCAGGTTTATCGACAAGAAATCAAGCCAAGACTTTCATATATGCTTTCTTATATGGGGCAGGAGATGAGAAGATTGGTTCGATTGTTGGTGGATCTTCTGAAGAAGGTGCGAAACTGAAGAAGAGATTTCTTTCTCAGATTCCTGCCTTGGAGAAACTTCGTAATGCTGTAAAGAAGAAAGCACAGAAGGGATATCTCAAAGGTTTGGACGGAAGACGTATCCCGATTCGTTCAGACTATGGTGCTCTCAACACCTTGATGCAGTCAGCAGGTGCTATTATCTGTAAGCGATGGGTTGTTGAGTTCAATAAACTGTTGACAAAGCGTGACTTTGTTGATACTATTGACTATCAGCAAGTTGCCTTTGTCCATGATGAACTACAACTCATAGTGAAAGATGAACACGCTGACAAAATCGGACAGACCGCAGTTGAAGCTATACAGATCTCAGGAGATAAGTATGGATTCCGTCTGCCACTCACAGGAGAATACAAGATCGGTGGATCTTGGGCCGAAACCCATTGACAGTATGGACATCAGATCAAGGGCATATGCCAGTGAAATGATTTCCATGTCATTGTTTGTAAGGTGGGGGTACGATGTGCTCCAACCTTTCACTCCAACAGAGTACGACTTCGTTGTGTATAAAAACGGAACGTACAAAAGAGTCCAGGTAAAAAGTACAGACAGAGGTATGTTCAAGTTGGTACAATCAGGTAACAAAAGACCTTACGATGATACTAGCTTTGACTATCTCTGTGCTGTTGAGATGCCTTTTGTTTGGGTAATACCTTGGTCATTTGTTCAGAACAAAACAAGTGTTAGCTCAAAAGTTTTGGAGAAAAAATTTTTAGAGTATCGATTCAACCTCACTGACCCTAAAACCTACAACCCAATATGAGAGTACTATTATTAGACGGAGACATAATTCTCTATACATCTACCACTCAGCATGAGACTGAGATAGATTGGGGAGAAGACTTCTGGACACTGACTTGTGACTTCAAGTCGGTGAAACAGACATTAGATCAAACCATTTCAGATCTTGTGGAAAAGACTGAAGCTGAGAAAGTTGAGATTGCTTTATCTGATCGTGAGAACTTCAGGAAGAAAATCAATCCTTCTTACAAAGCTAATCGTAAGTCTTCACGCAAGCCTATCTGCTTTGTTCCTGCTCGTGACTATTTGATTGATACTCACGACACTTACATACGTAAGACTCTTGAAGCAGATGATGTTATGGGTGTAAGAGCTACACGAACTGCTTACAGTGACACGTTTGAATACATTATTGTAAGCCCTGACAAAGACCTGCTAACTGTCCCAGGATATCATTGGGATTATGGAAAGGAGGTGATCCACGAGGTATCTGAGAATGAGGCAAACTATAATTTTTACAAACAAGTTCTTACTGGTGATGCTGTAGATGGGTATCCTGGTTGTCCAGGCATCGGCCCGAAGAAGGCTGAGAAGATACTTGATTCGTGTACCTCGCATTCAGACTTCTGGACTGCGATTACTAACACGTATGAGAGTGCAGGATTGACTGAGGATGATGCTATACTGAACGCACGTATGGCAAGGATTCTACGTTGGGAAGATTACCAAGACACAAAAGTAAAACTATGGATGCCTTATGAGTGAACAACTAGAACTGTTTGAAGACGAACTTAGGAACCCCAATCATTATTGTGAAGGGTTTGAAATTCAACCGATAGAATTTATAATGAAAAATGAATTTGACTTTGTTGAAGGAAACATTATAAAATACGTATCCCGATATCCACATAAAGGAGGAGTGAAAGATTTGAAGAAAGCAAGAGTGTACCTTGATATGTTGATCGAAAAGGAGGAAGCAAATGGTTGAATTACCTAGTCAATACCAACAGTTTATTCACTTGTCTAGGTACGCTCGGTGGAACTATGACGAGAATAGAAGAGAACACTGGAACGAAACTGTAGCCAGATACTTTGACTTCTTCACTCGTCATATGAAAGAAAACTGTGCTTACAACTTCTATGTCAAAGATGATGCTGACGTTGTAGCAGAGTTAGAGAGTGCAGTTCTAGGTCTGGATGTGATGCCTAGCATGAGGTGTCTCATGACCGCTGGACCTGCACTAGAAAAAGAGAATGTCGCAGGGTACAACTGTAGTTATCTTCCAGTTGACTCTGTGCGTTCCTTCGATGAGATCCTATACGTTCTTATGAACGGAACTGGTGTTGGATATAGTGTAGAATCTAAGTACACTGAACAGTTACCTATAGTTCCAAACGAACTACATCCAACTGATACTTGCATCGATGTACGTGACAGTAAACTAGGATGGGCCAAAGCGTTTCGTGAGTTGATCAGCTTGCTCTATGCAGGACTGATACCAACATGGGATATGTCTAAAGTACGTCCTGCTGGTGCGTTACTAAAAACATTTGGAGGTAGGGCAAGTGGTCCTGATCCTCTGAATAAATTATTTCTATTCACTTGCAAGATATTTGAAAATGCCAAAGGAAGAAAACTCAGACCAATCGAATGTCACGACATTGTTACAAAGACAGCACTCGCAAACAACAGTGCCAACTACCATTCCAAACCCGACACAGGGACATTTCTTAGGGAATGGTCTTCCCTCTACGAAAGTAGGAGTGGAGAACGTGGAATCTACTCTGCGTTCAATGCAAGAAAACAAGTTGAACGATTCTCTTTCCGAGAGCCTAGAGATGACTTCGGGACGAATCCATGTTCTGAAATAATCCTTCGGCCCAGAGAGTTCTGTAATCTATCAGAGGTAGTGATCAGACCTACTGACAAAAAGAAAG